ATGCGCCTTACCGACGCCGCAGCGAAGCGGCTAAGGCCGACTGACAAGCGGCGCGAGGTGCCGGACGATCTTTGCCCGGGGCTCTATCTTGTCATCCAGCCGTCCGGGAAGAAGTCGTGGGCCTTTCGCTACCGGCACCAGGGGCGCCCGCGAAAGTGGACGTTGGGGAACCTGGAGGCTCTTCCGCCGGCCAAGGCGAGAGACATGGCGCGGAAGGCGAAGGAGGTTGTTCGCGCCGGTCGCGACCCAGCCGCACATCACGCTGAGGCGGCACTGACCCTGCGCAGCGCCTTCGATCTCTACGCCCAGCGCCACCTGTCGCAGCTGAAGACGGGCAGAGAGATGCGCCGGCAACTAGAGCGCGACGTCATGCCGGAGCTGGGGGACAAGCCCCTAAATGACCTGGAGCGCCGTGACGTCCACGAGCTGATTCATGCAATCGCCGCGCGGGCGCCGGTGTCGGCGAACCGGGTGCTGTCGGCTACGCAGGGCCTTCTCAACTGGAGCGTGGACGCGGGGCTCCTCGAGGCGAACCCGGCGGCGCGCATGCGGAAGCCTACCAAGGAGCACCGGCGCCAGCGTGCCCTAGACGACGACGAGATCAGGAAGGTGTGGCCGGCGCTTGAGCTCGTCGGCTGGCCCTACGGGCAGATCCTCCGGCTAATCATGCTCACGGGGCAGCGACCCGGGGAGGTGGCGGGCATGCGGTGGGCCGACGTCGACCTGAGCGCGGCCACGTGGTTCCAGCAAGCGGATGCAACGAAGACGGAGGAGTCGATCCTCGTTCCTCTGTCATCCATGGCCCTGGACATCATCCGACCCCTGCCTCGACTGCCCGGGCCGTTCGTCTTCCCGGTCCGCGGAGGAGACAAGCCGGTCAGCAGCAGCAACCTCGATCGTGGCAGGGATAGGGCCCAAAAGCTTGCTGGCATCGCGCACTGGACCCCGCATGACCTACGCAGGACCGCGGCCACGCAGATGGGGAAGCTTGGCGTCCAGGATGAGCTAGTGGATCGGATCCTGAACCACGCGCTTCCCCGAGTTAGGGGAACATACAACGTCCACGGCTACCTGAGGGAGAAACGCGAGGCGCTTGAGCTTCTTTCCGAGCATGTCGCGAAGATCGCCACACGTAAACCTTGATGGGGCGCGGCCATTATGATTAGTTCTAGCGCCATAGGTTGACAGGCACGGAGCTAAGACAGCTATGAGCAGCGGTACCCACGACGTGATGCGATATCAGGACCTGAAGGACCTAGGCGTGCCCTACTCACGCGCGCATCTTGGCCGGCTGGAAGACGCCGGGATGTTCCCGAAGCGGATCCGCCTCGGGATGGGCAAAACCGGCACCGTCGTATGGGTGCGCAGAGAGGTGGAGGGATGGATTGAAGGGAGGATGAGAGAGCGGGGGTAACCCCCGAAAACAAGTGAGGCGCGGAGAGCCCGACAACTCCCGCGCCTCTTGTTCCCTGGCCGTCAACCAGAGCAGCAATAGGTGATGCCATGTATCTAAATGAGGCACTACGAGAAGGCAAGCACAAAGTCGCTGAGGCATCAGCGCAGACCTCCCGGCCGTCCGCGAGGCCGCCGATCGAGAGCGCCGCCCCCGACCCAGCCACGAGGGCGAGGCAAACCGTCTACGACTACCGCGATGAGCAAGGCGACCTCGTCTATCAGGTGGTGCGAACCGAGATCCCGGGGAAGAAGAAGACCTTCCGTCAGCGACAGCCCGACGGGAACGGCGGCTGGATCTGGAATCTCAACGACATAACGCCACTGCCCTACCGCCTTCCCGAGATCCTAGATCGAGCCGAGGGCGCTCCGGTCTACATCGTCGAGGGCGAGAAAGACGCCGACCGGCTCGCCGGCCTAGGCCTGTGCGCGACGTGCAACTCCGGTGGCGCCGGCAAGTGGCCCGAGGGGCTGAACGAGTACTTTCTGGGCGCCGACGTTTTCATCATTCCCGACGCCGACGAGCCGGGCCGCAAGCATGCGCAGCGGGTAGCGGCGGCGCTGCACCCGGAGGCGCTGAGCGTTCGAGTTCTCCCAGACCTGCCCCAGAAAGACGTTAGCGACTTCCTAGACGCCGGCGGCACTCTTGATGCCCTGATCGAGCTTGCGGAGGCGACGCCGCTATGGGAGCCGGACCCTGCCGAGGAGGCGGCTGCCGAGCCTCTGCGTTCGCCGGCGATGGTCCGGGAGGAGTTCCCGGCGCCCATGGACCGGGCGGCCTATCAAGGCGTCGTCGGCGAGATCGTCGATGCCATCGAGCCCGAGACGGAAGCCGATCCTGCCGCCGTGCTTGTCATGATGCTTACCGCGGCAGGGGCTTGCATGGGCCGCACCGCACACTCGTACATCGCCGGCTCCATCCACCACTGTAACCTGTTCTCAGTCATCGTCGGCGAGACCGCCAAGGCGCGGAAGTCTACGGCGTGGGGGTTGGTGCGCCGGATCATCGAGGCTGCCGATCCGGGCTTTAAAGACAGGATCGCCGGCGGCGTCGCTAGCGGCGAGGCTCTTATCTCCATGGTCCGCGACCCCTGCGACGACGATGACCCGGGCGTTACGGACAAGCGGCTGGTGGTCAACGAGGAGGAGTTTGCCCGCGGCCTGCGGGTTGCCCGCAGAGACGGCTCAATTTACCCGGACGTTCTGCGTCAGGCATGGGACGGGCAGAAGCTGGCCAACAGGACCAAGAAGAGCCCCATGGTGGCCACGGATCCGCACATCGGCATCGTCGGCACCATCACTCGCGACGAGCTTGCCAAGCAGTTCCAGGACGTTGACGCCGCCAACGGGCTGGCCAACCGCTTCCTATGGGTCGCAGCCCGCAGGATGCAGTACCTCCCGATGGGCGGCCGACCGATCGATGTTGAGAGCTTTTCCAAACGCTTGAGCTGGGCGCTTCTGAAGGGGCAGCAGGGCAATCTCTCCTACCGCTTCGACGTGGAGGCCGAGGCCGAGTGGTGCCGGATCTACAAGGAGCTGTCGGCCGGATCCCCTGGACTGCTAGGCGCTGTCACTGGTCGAGCTGAGGCGCAGGTGTGGCGCATGGCCATGCTGTACGCCGCCCTGGACGGATCGGCTGGCCTCATGCGCATGGAGCACCTGAAGGCCGCGCTGGCGGTGTGGGACTACTGCGAGCGGTCGGCCAGATGGGTGTTCGGCGGCCGCCTCGGCGATCCTGTGGCCGATGACATCATCGAGGCGCTGTTCATCGCCGGCGACCGGGGGCTGTCCCGCAACGAGATTCGTGACCTCTTCGGGCGGCACAAATCCTCCGCGGCCATCGGCCGCACCCTTGGCAACCTGCTTGATCGAGGCGTCGTCAGATGCTCCAGCGAGGCGACGGCGGGACGGCCGCGGGAGGTATGGCGGTGCGCGAGAAGCGCGGAAAGAGATTAAAGCCTAAAATCAATGACTTAGCTTGCGCGGTAAGTGCGCGGTAAGTGCGCGGTAAGTGCGCGGTAAGTGCGCGGTAAGTGCGCGGTAAGTGCGCGGTAAGTGCGCGGTAAGTGCGCGGAAAGGTCCTGGATGACCTGCTTTTGCCCGGCAGCAGCAGCTTATGGGAGCATCTGCAATGACTTCTACCACTAATGCGCCATTGGTCGAGGCTGAGACGACGCCGCGGGGAGGCCTGCGGTTCTGGTGCGGCCATTGCCGAGGGTGGCACCAGCACGGCGCCGGCTACGGGCACCGGGTCGAGCACTTTTGGCGGCCGGGATCGCCCTATGCCGGCCGCGGCTACATCCTCAAAGAGAAGAAGGAGCCCTGCACATGACCCCACGCGAGCACCTGGCGCTGGACGCCTTCAGGGTTGAGGAAAAGCTAGACCTCTACGGCAGGGCGGTGGCCGTCTGGTTGGTCGGCTCATGGCAGGAGGACGGCGCCTGCGAGGGGGTCGTCGGCGTGCTGGCGCTCTTGCCTTTCGACTTTTGCCGGATTCAGGCGGCCTTCCGCTACGTGCGGGGCGAGCCGATGAAGGTTGTTCGGACCGGAGAGCCCGACGACGCCAGAGACGACCACGAGGTGATCGCGAGACACTTCGAGACGCCGATTGACCAGATCCTGAATGCGGTCTTCGCGCCGATCGCGGATCGCTTCGCGGAAGCGGCCGAGCTTCGGGAGGCGCGGGCGGAGGAGCCCGACGAAATGCCGGCGCGAGAAATGCCGGCGCCGGCGTGGGTGCACTAGCGGCAGCGCTGGAGCTTGTGAGAGTGGCCTTCCTGCATCCGGCCGCAGGGTTGGGTGCCGGGGAGGCGAGGTGCCTCTGTACGGCCTTCCTGCTGCTTTAGCCCTAGCCCGTGGTCTACCTGCAAACAAACTCTACGAGGTCGCTCTTGCTTGAGCCCGAAAACAGATCGTCCCAGCTTTGGCGCTCCGCGGGGTATAGTGGCACCGTTTCTGGCGTTACCCTCCGACGCGCCGCAGCTTCTTGTGGTGATAACCAAAGCTCGCCGACGACCCGGAACATCCTAATCGCGCAGTCCACATCCGTTAAGGTATATATGACACTGTTAGCGCCGACTCGCTCAACAAGAGTGCGGACGATCTTGATCCCATCGCCTGCTTCCTTGCTAAGAAGATAATATTTGGCCGCTTCATGACGGCTTCGCGGGATTAGGATTTTCGCTTGGCTCCAAGCTTCCTGTTGCTCTGCGACGTATCTCTTGGGCTGCTTTTGTGGCTGAGGCTGGTATAATTCGTGCGCAGCCCATAGCAAGCCTACCAAAGCGATCAAGGTCAACCGTGTATCGAGCGCCATGTCTAGCTTCCAGTAGTAGCACGCGGGCATAAAGTAGCTTAGGTGCTTTTTCGGGGCGTCCACCAGTACGTTTTCCGTTGACCGGCTCCCATCGCGGCTTGGCCGCAGGATGGACCGCCACCGAACCACGTGCCGGCAACCGCCTCCTCGGAAACCCTCTAATGCGCCCTTGCAGCGGGCCAAACGGCGCGCTGCGCCTACCCGCTTCCCTTTTGGCCAGACAGGACCCAAGATGAGCAAGAATTTGGACAGTGATGGCGCTATCACTTCATCGCCGGCCTCGTCCTTGGTTGACGATCTTCGCCAGTATGGGGCGGATAGCGACGCTGTGCCGGCGCGAGTGCTTGCTGAATGGCTTGGCATTACTTCGCAAGCGGTGAACAAGCATGCGCGCGAGGGTGTTTTGCGGCGCAATGAGGCTGGGGGCTACGACTTCCAGGGCAGCGTTCGCGCCTACTGCGCCCACATCCGCGAGGTTGCTGCTGGTCGGGGTGGATCGGATCAGGCGACCTTGACGGCCGAGCGCGCCCGCCTCGCCCGTGAGCAGGCGGACAGCTACGAGCTCAAGAACGCGGTCACCCGTGGTGAGCTCGTCGACGTCGCCGAGGCTGAGCGGGCTTGGTCCGACACCCTGCGCACCGTACGCTCGTGCATGTTGGTTGTCCCGTCCCGCGTACGCCAGCGGCTGGGGCATCTGACGGTCGCCGACGTCGAGGTGATCGACCGCGAGGTTCGCGACGCGCTGACCGAGGCGGCTGGGGATGAGGTGGTCGAGGCATCTGCGGGATGTCTGGCTTGAAAACGTTGCCACTCCGCCGCACGGCCGAGGAGAACGGTTGCGGACCGCCAATATGAGTGCATATCGTTCCTCCAGCGCCTATGGTTCGAATGCAAGATGGATGCGTGATAGGCGCGAAGATCGCAAAGCCCCGGGGCGGAGAAGCCTAGGGAGAGGAGCGTCGCAAGATCGCATAACGGGCGCAGCGGCGGGGCGGGCTATGGCGAATGTGTTTGATGTGGCCGAGTACATCTTGAAGAAGATGGGGCCAATGACCACGATGAAGTTGCAGAAGTTGGTGTACTACAGCCAAGCGTGGAACATAGCTTGGACTGATGACGTTCTTTTCCCTGAATGCATAGAGGCTTGGGCAGACGGCCCGGTTGTCCCCGAATTGTGGAAGAAGCATCGAGGAGCCTTTAGAGTCTCGACCGTTAGGGGCAACGACCAAGCGCTGTCGCAGGGCGAGAAAGAAACCGTTGATAAGGTTCTCGAGTTTTATGGCGGTAGATCGCCTCAGTGGCTGAGCGACCTAACTCACATGGAAGACCCGTGGCTGAATGCGAGGCGCGGAACGATGCCCGGAGACCGCTGCACAAACGAGATCTCGCCGAAAGCATTACTGGATTACTACTCTAACTTATAGTGATGGCGAAGAGCGAGAGGCGCCCCAAAACAAGGGGCGTTCCACCGCAAGCGGGCACCCCAAGACTCGCCGTAGATCCCGAGAGCTATCTGAAAAATACCCCAGTATGGAAGCTCGGTTTGTTCGACTGGGACGGCCCATGGGGGTTGCGCGCCTGCAAAGAATCCAATTTCAGAAAGCACATTGAAGAGCACCTAAAACACTTTGAGTCGATGACCTGGGATGAAATACAGAAAGCGTCCGGCGGGAGAAGTCACGGCAATAATAGCCACCATCTTAGTGTAGACAGGCTTACTAAGGATGCGCAGAAGCGACTCCGAACATTAGGGGTTGTGGCGGACACGGTTTTCTCGCGGAGGTGCGAAAACTGTGTTAGGATATACGGCATTCGCGAAGCTGCATGCTTATCCATCGTATGGCTTGATCCGTATCACGCGCGCGACAACGATCGCGCCGTCTACGATTGGAAATGAACTGTCCCCTTGACCCGCTCGTTTTCCGCGCCCGTCGTTCCCTACGACCGCCGCAGCGGCTGCCGCTGTCGACGTGGGCCGAGCAGAACATCCGCCTTCCCGAGGGCGCATCCGCGCTTCCTGGGCGCCTACGGCTGATCCCCTACCAGCGGGGTATTGCCGACGCCATCAGCGATCCGGCGATAGAGCGCATCACCTTGATGAAGCCGGTTCGCGTGGGCTTCACCATGCTCCTATCCGCGACCGTGGCGCACTTCGTCGCGAACGACCCGGCGCCGATCCTCTTGCTTCAGCCGACCGAGGCGGATGCCCGCGACTACGTGGTCTCGGACCTGGAGCCGGTCTTCGAGGCCACGCCGGCCTTGCGCGGCCTTCTCGCCGACGACGTCAGCGGCGACCGCAACACGATGCTGTCGAGGCGCTTTGCTGGCGGCAGCTTGAAGGTTGTCGCGGCCAAGGCGCCGCGGAACCTTCGTCGCCACACCGCGCGGGTTCTCCTGGTCGACGAGGCCGACGCCATGCTTCCCGGCGCCGAAGGCTCGCCGCTGGTCCTGGCGGAGCGGCGCACCCTCTCCTACGCGGATAGGAAGATCGTCATAGGCTCGACCCCGCTGGACGCAGACACCTCGAACGTCCTCCGCGCCTACGCCGCCAGCGATATGCGCATCTACGAGGTGCCCTGTCCTGCCTGCGGCGCCTTCCAGGAGATCTTGTGGAAGCACATCGAGTGGCCGGAGGGCCGCCCCGAGGACGCGGCCTATCGGTGCCCGCACTGCGCCGAGCTCGTCGAGGAGCGGCACAAGGGCGAGATGGTGGCGGCCGGCCGCTGGCGGGCGACGGCGCCGCACGTCCGGGGACACGCTGGGTTCAAGATCAACGCGCTGGTGAGCCCGTTGGCGAACGCCGCCTGGGGGAAGCTGGCGACGGAGTTCATCGCCGCGAAGGACGATACCGACAATCTGCGCGTCTTCGTGAACACGATCCTCGCGGAGCCCTGGGCCGACGCTGCGGAAGAAATCGACGAGATCGACCTGGCCGGCCGCGGTGAGCCGTTCAGCCTCGACCAGATCCCGGAAGAAGTGCTCTACCTGACCGCCGGCGTAGACGTGCAAGACGACCGCCTCGAATGCACCATCATCGGCTGGTCCCGCGAGAACGTCGCCTTCGTCCTGGCCCATCACGTGCTGTGGGGTAGTCCCGACGATGATCTGACCTGGCGCGACCTCGACCAGCTTCTGCGCACCCGCTGGCCGCACCCCTTGGGCGGCACCCTCGGCGTTGACGCCGCGATCGTCGATAGCGGCGATATGCCGGATCGGGTCTACTCGTTCTGCTTCCCGCGTCTCTCCCGCCGCATTTGGGCCGGTAAGGGCGTCGGCGGCCAGCGCCCGGCCTTCCAGATGAGCAAGAGCAAGGTCCGCGGGGGCCGGCTGTTCCTCGTCGGCGTCGATACCGTCAAGGCGTCCCTGATCAACCGGCTTGCCCGGGGCCGCAGCGTCCGCTTCTCGGACACCTTGGAGCCTTCCTTCTACGAGCAATTGGCCAGCGAACGGAGGGTGACGCGTTACACCCGAGGCCAGCCGGTGCGCCGGTTCGAGCGGAAGGCGGGGGCACGGGCGGAGGCTTTGGACGCCGTCGTCTACGCCTTCGCCGCCTTCGCCGGCATCGCCAAGTTGTGGGATGCACGCGAGAACGAGTTGCGGCAGGTTGCGTCGGCTCCGGCGCGGCAATCTGTGGTTCGTTCCAAGTGGTTAGAGCGCAACTCCACCTTGTAGACGATTTGGCGCAGGAGTATCTTCCTGCGCATGTGGCCTTTTCGCACCCGCAAGGATAATGCTCCCAAGATCCGCTCTTTCGAGGCGGCGGCCGGTGGCCGTCGGTGGGAGGGCGGCGGCTGGCTGACGAACGTCAACCAGTCCCTCGCCGCCGGGCAGCACAGCATCCGCGCTAGGGCGCAGCACGCGAGCCTGAACAACCCTCACGCCGCCCGCGCTGCCTCGGCTTGGACTGCCAACGTTGTCGGCATCGGCATTCGCCCCCAGAGCGCCGCCGGCGCGACCGTGGACGACGTTTTCGCCGCCTGGTCGGCCGAGGCGGACGCCGCCGGGCGCACCGACTTCTACGGCCAGCAGGCCGCCGTCGTCCGAAGCGTCTTCGTCGCCGGCGAGGCATTCATCCGCTTCCGCACCCGTCGCCCCGAGGACGGCCTGGCGGTTCCGCTCCAGATGGAGATCCTCGACCCGCAGCAGATCGACGCCGCCTTCCATCGCGACCTCGGCGCCGGCGGTAGGATCATCAGCGGCGTTGAGTTCGACGCCATCGGCCGGCGCGTCGCCTACCACGTTGCCCGCCATGCGCCCGGGGATCCGCTTGGATCGACCGCCTTGGAGCCGAGCCGGGTTCCCGCCGAGGACATCCTCCACATCTTCGAGAGCTTGGTTCCCGGCCAAGTCCGCGGCATCAGCCGCTTCGCTCCGGTCCTCTTGCGCCTCCGCGACCTCGACGAGCTCCAGGACGCGGTTTTGATGCGCGCCAAGGTCGAGGCGATGTTCGGCGCGTTTTTGCAAGACGCCGATGGAACGACGTTCGAGGGCACGCAGGATGGCAGCATCCTCACGTCCGGCCTTGAGCCTGGCACGATAAAGATCCTGCCGCCTGGCGCGAGTGTCACCTTCAGCGACCCGAAGAACGGCGGCAGCAACTTCGAGGCTTTCACGTCTTCTCAACTTCACGCGATCGCCGCCGGCCTGGGCCTGACCTACGAGCAAGTCAGCGGCGACATGTCGCGCGTCAACTACTCGTCCGCCCGCGTTGCCTTGATCGAGTTCCGCCGCATCGTCGAGGCGTTCCGGGCGCATACGCTCTCCCCGCAGTTCCTGGCGCCGACGTGGCGCCGGGTCCTCACCGTCGCCGAGCTCGCCGGCGCGGTGCCGGTCGGCGTCGACCAGGGCGTGCGGTGGATCGCGCCGGCTTGGGAATGGGTCGACCCGCTGAAGGACGTCGAGGCCGACGCGCGGGCCGTCGAGGCCGGCTTCAAGAGCAAGCGCCAGATCCGCGCCGAATGGGGCCTGGACCCCGACCAGGTGGAGGCCGAGATCGCCGCCGAACGTCCGGCGGAGGCGTCGGCATGAGCGCGGCATGGCGCCAGCATCGGATGGACCCGATCCTGCCCAAGCGGCCGGCGACGTGCTGCCGGTGTGGTAGGGGGTTCGAAACCCAGATTAACCCGCCGATCCACAACATCTACGGCGCGCTGGTCCGCGGACCGCGGCAGGTGTTTCGGCTGTGCCATAGATGCCGGTCGGATGATGGATGCGGCCAAGAGATCGGGAGGAAGGGCGAAGATGCACGTGAGACGTGCTGATTTCCGGCCGGCGACGGCCGACCCGGAGGCGCTGACGGCCGAGCTCGTATGGAGCACCGGCGCGGACGTAGAGAGGCGCGACAAGGTCGGGCCCTACCTTGAGCGGCTCCGTATGGATCCCGAGGCGGTGGACCTGAGCCGGCTCCGCGGTGCGCCTTTGCTCAACGCCCATCAGCAGCGCGACCTCGCCGACGTTCTCGGCGTCGTCGTCGACGCCGAGGTGGCCGGCGGTGTCGGGACCGCTACCGTTAAGTTTTCCGAGCGCGCCCGAGCCGTCTTCGAGGACGTCGCCGGCGGCATCATCCGGCAAGTCAGCTGCGGCTATCACGTCAGCCAGTGGACCGCCGCGAACGAAGGCGGAACGCGGGTACGAATCGCGACCCGCTGGATGCCCTTGGAAATCTCACTGGTCCCGGTCGGGGCCGACCCTTCAGCAACCATTAGAGGAGCTTCGCCGATGAGCGAGACCGATACCGAGACGGCGGACCGCTCCGCTGTCGACCTTGAGATCAGGCGCCTGTGCCAGATCGGCGGCGCCGACCCCGAGCCGATCATCCAGCTTCAGGGCACCGTCGATGATGCTCGCAAGTTGGCGCTGCGGGCTATGGTCGAGCGCGGCCAGAGCATCGAGACCCGGCCGGCGGTGCAGGTGATCCACGACCACAGCGACCCGTACGAGCGAGCCGCGGCGATGTCCGACGGGTTGATGGCCAGGATCGATCCGAAGCACGTCCCGGCCGACCGCGGCCGGCAGTATGCCCACATGACCTTGCGCGACCTCGCCGGCGACTGCCTCCGTAATGCCGGCGTTCGCCACGCCGCCGTTCGCTACGCCGCAGATGCGGTTGTGACGCGGGCGTTGCACACGACCTCGGACTTCCCGCTGATCCTCGGCGATACCGTCGGCAAAGTCTTGCGCGCCGCCTACACCGTCCAGCCTTCCGGCGTCCGCAGCCTGGCGCGGCAGGACACCGTCAGCGACTTCCGGGCGAAGACCTACATTGCTTTTGGCGATCATCTCGCGCTTGAGCAAGTCAACGAGCACGGCGAGTTCAAGAGCGGCACGATCGGCGAAGCACAGGGCGAGTCCGTCCGGGTCGCGACCTACGGCCGGATCTTCGGCTACACCCGGCAGCTGATGATCAACGACGACCTCGGCGCCTTGCAGCGCATCGGCGACATTGCCTCGACTTCCGCCCGCCAGATGGAGGCCGATCTGTGCGTTGACCTTCTCGCCGGTCCTGCCGGCGTCGGGCCGCTTCTGGCCGATGGCGTCCGCCTGTTCGCGACCGGGCACTCCAACCTGAAGAGCCCGGGCGCCAGCCCGCTGACCAACATTGCCGCGGCGGTGCTGGCGATGCGCAAACAGGTCGGCATCTCGGGCAAGCTGATCGACGTTCAGCCGTCAACCTTGCTGATCCCCGCGGCGCTGGAGCATGAGGTGGGTCAGTTCTTCTCGACCGCCTACTCGCCGACGACTTCCGACAAGGTGAACCCGTACGCCGGCCTTCGCGTCGTCGTCGATCCTCGACTGGACGGCAAGAGCGCAAAGCGCTGGTACTTGATCGCCGAGAGCATCGAGGGCCTCGTCGTCGCCAACCTTGAAGGCAACTCGGCTCCGATCGTCGAGACCAGGGCCGGCTTCGAGGTGGACGGCGTTCAGCTTCGGGTCAGGCATGACTTCGGCTGCGCCTTTTTGGACTGGCGCGGCTGGTACGCCGACGCGGGCCAGTAATGGCGACGACTGAGCAGCTTCTGGAGCGGGAGGCGGCGCTGGAGAAGGCGCTTGCCTCTGGCGTTCAACAGGTTCGGCATGGCGAACGCTATGTGCAGTTCCAGTCTGCCGCTGACCTGAAGGCGGCGCTTGTGGACGTTCGCAGACAGCTTCGGAGCGCACCCATCGTGACGGACGTGCGCTTTCAGACTTCGAAAGGACTTTGACGATGAAGAACTACATCCAGCCGGGCAACACGATCACTTGGACGAACACCGGAGAGACCGATGTTGCCTCCGGTGATGTCGTGGTTGTCGGCTCCATCCTGGGTGTTGCCGCGGTGGCGATCCCCGCCGGCGCTTCTGGCGAATTGGCCACCTCGGGCGTTTTCGAGTGCCCCAAGGCGGCGAGCGCCGTTATCGCGCAGGGCGAGGGCGTGATCTGGGACGCGAGCGAGTCGGCGTTCGATGACGCAGCGGCATCGCCAGCAACCGGCGACGTTTCCGGCGCCGCGGTGGCCTGGGCTGCGGCCGGCAACGGCGCGACTGTCGTCAAGGTGCGGCTGGGCAACGTCGGCACCGTCGCTTAA